TGAATGAAAATCAAGACAAATTAAACGAAGCTAAAAGGCAGTTACAAGAACAGATAAATAATAATAAGTTCAAAGTAAATCAATACGACAAATATATAAAATGGGGTATAATTAGTATGATTATATTAGTATTTATAATATTTGTATTGCCTTTGCTTCTTGGAATGGGGTTTTTAGTTATATATATGGACGATATAATTAAAGCGATACAATCTTAACGTTTATATGGCAAATAACCTCGAGGAGCAGGGCGAGGGGCAGGAAGTGAGGGAGTAGAAGGAGTTGGAGAAAATGTTGCAGAACGGCGAAACAAATTTCCTGCACCTCTAAGCATTCCACCGGTCATCACATTGCCAAAAAGGTCAACAGTTTGATTAGCACGTTTAAATAATAAATCGGCTGGAGCCTGCATTGCATTCCAACCATCTGTAACATATGTACGTACATGTGCATACCTACGACCATTAACGTCCCAATCTTTTAATTTATCATCTTTATAATTTTGGATTTCTTGACCTCGTGCAGAAGCATTTTTATTTCTAATGTCTGCCTTACTATTTGCTTTGTCATAAGGTAACATTTCATTAGAACGTCTTGCATTTGCATTATTCAAATTAGTACTAGAATTTAAATTCTCTATTCTAGCACCTCTAGTTGCATTTAAATCTCGTTGTTGTTCACGCATTAAATTAGCGTTTGCAATATTCATTTTAATACGAGATACAATTTCGTTTAATGTTTGTTGTGCAGTTTGTAAATCAATATTCCATGCACCTGCATTTTTTAGAAACTTAGCTTTTTCAGCTTCTAACCATTTTAAATTACCTTCTGCGGCTGCAAGTTTAATATTTTCGCCTATTAACTCAATTTCTTTAGCTATCTTTTTATTATCTCCTAACGCTCTTTGGTCGGCAATTGTCATAGGTGTGCCGTCTGGCTTAGTCATAGGAGTGCCATTTTCGTCTACCGCTTGTTGACCTAAAGCGTTATTTATTAAATCTGTACCTAACTTTTCAGCGTCATTTTTATTAGCTTGAGAAAGTGCTAAATTAATATTACTTTTTGTTTGTGCAGATTGTTCACCTCCTTGTACATTATATTCTTTATTAAAAAATTCGTCTCTTATTTGTTGCTGTTTTAAATCATAACTTTCTTTAGAAGAGTTTACGAAAGAATTATAAGATTGTGCAAATGAACTTCCTACATTTTGCAAGGCTTGACCAAATGAGGGGTTAAAAGTTGCAGGCGCACTCTCGGGACTAGCTGAACCTGCACTATTAGAATTTACTGCATTAGCAGAAGCTTGACCATTATATAAATAAGGATTGTAGCCAGCTTGTTCTATTCTACTTCTTACATTACTTTCCGTAGTCCATTCTCTATTTTCTTCATTAATTCTATCGTTATATTCTTGCTGTTTTTTTAGCATTAATTCTTGATGTGCTCTATTTCTTGCATTCTCTCGACGTTGTGAAGCTGAGCCAAATATAGAGTTGAAAGCACCGCCAAGAAGTGAGCCACCGGCAGAAACAACACTACCAAAGAATGGGTCTATTACTCTTTTTTGACCTAACGAATTAAGAGATTGACCTATATTGTTATTAATTACTTTAGATACTATCATAATATTCTAAATATCAAAGTTTTAGGACTAAGTGGTAAAGTTATTTCTAACTCTACCACTCTTTATTAATTCATAATTATTAGCTTTCAGAACTTTCAGAACTTCCGCTATTAGTTTCGGTTGCTTCGTTTGCATTTTCTACCAATTTACCAGCAACATAATTACCAAAGTGTTCGTTATCTACATTAGTAGAATTATATCTACTAGGTGTCATTGCAATTAGTGTAGCATCGTCAACGTTTCGGTTGTCCTTTTCGCTTTTGGGCATTGCCTGCATTGTAGACGCATACTTTTCTTTTTCCATTGCTGAAACATTCGGAGATAATAACTTACTTACTGCATTTGTAGGGTTTCCGGTAACTTCATCAGGAGGAAACAAAGTAGAAACTACTTCGTTAATTTCGTGGTTGAACTCTGGCAAATCTTCGTTTGCTTTTGGGGTTTCTTCCATTACTTTTAGCTGTTCGGCAGACATATAAGGGAAAAATATATTTAAATAATTCATAATTATAAATCCTTTCTTTTAAACGTGTGGCATTCCGTCGGTAGACATATCTGAAACTTTCATAATATCGAAAAAACAGCTTCCAAAGACTTGGTCGGTTAATTCACTACCATTATAGTTAACTGCAAAGACATCATCAAGCCATTTAGGGTTAATTTTCAAGCTTGATATATCAAATTTAGAACCTAGACCAGCGTCACGAGAACGGGCAACGGACCAATAAGAAAGGGGTTCACCTTTAGAAAATTGTCCGTGATTGATATCTAAAGCGGTTTTATATTCTGAGTATCTTGGTTGCCAACCTAAAGCCTGTGGGATATATTTTTGAGGATTAGTCCCTTTTATGGCTACAGGAGGATAACGCCAATTTATATTTTTTGCGTAAAGTGGTTGCATTCCTAAGTTTTCAAACTCTGGAACAAAAAAATCACCTCTTTCTAGTTTCTGTACGAATGGGTCTATTCTTGTAGAATCATATTGAACGGCAGGAACAAGGGAATAAATACACATTAAAATACCATGTTCTTTAGCATCGAATTTAATTTCACCATAGCCATTACCAACGGCTTTACCGGTCGTACGTCCAAGATAACCACCAAGTTCAGCATCTTTACCAGTGACAGTAGTACCAGCAGTTTGGACAACATCACCAACTTGTAAGTTGGAATCAAATCCACCAATATAAATACAATTTCCGTCACGTCCTTCGTCAACTTCTATACCAAAGTGAGCACGCATTTGTTCTTTGTATGTTTTTCCTGCACGCATTGTTATACTTGCAAGCTTATCAAGGGCAAAGGCATTACGGATATCATCAACAGAGAGGTTAACCGAATAAGTTTCGGGCTTACTAGCTAATTCAGGTGTTTTATAAGCACCCATTTTAATTGTTACACTTGCATTTTCTTGCGCTCTTGCATTATCGCCAAGTGTAGTTACATTAGCACCACTAAGTTCGTAAGAATTATTACCTAAGAAAAATTTAGGGTTAAAGTTTTCAATACTGAAAAGTGGAGTAGGGCGAACGTTTGTAAATACATCTAGATTAGCATTTCTATACTGCAAATCAAACCAACCATAAGCATGAACTTCTGAAAAAGATACTTTTCGAGGGTTTGTATTAGATATAAAAAAGTCAATGTTAAACTTAGCCATATCAAATTGTTCGTAAGTTGAATTACGATAATAATCGGCATAAATTTTCTGATAAGCAAGCGCACGGAGTGGAGAAACAGAGCCTAAACCCCCGTTAGATATAACTGCATCGGTGTAAGCGTTACCAGCTGAAGAAGAATATTTACCATATCCGAGCAGGTCCATTAAACGAAAAGCATTTTTTTTCTTCTCAAAACCAAAAATATCGGTTGTTTGTAAACTCTTAAAGCCTTCGACTAATTCTTTTATTTCCATATATGGAAGATATTGCAATACTTTAGACTTCAAACCTTGTAGGTGACTAGTTCGGTAATCGGTCATACCGGTAATAAATTGGTCAAAGTAAGTGAAGAGTTGTTTGTATGGTACAAAATAGAACTCGTAAACACCACGCATCGACATAAAGGCGGCACTATTCATAGGAAGAGTTCGCATAAAATCGGTAGCAGATATTTCTACATGATCATGGGGCATTAAATCCATTGTAAGAATGGGTAAAAGTGCACCAGCAGGGGCAGTAAATAAGTGTCTTTGTGACAAATCGAAAGCATTTCGAGGGCGATTTGCTCTACTAGGTTTAATTAATGGAACTTTAGACATAATTTTAAATTAAAAGTTATACATTTAGGCCATTCTACGACAGCCATTTAATTTAGTATTGTTACATTTCTTGCTTTTATTTCTTTTTTCTAAACGTTGTTTTTGCATCTTTTCATAAGATATAAATTCATCAGATAAACGAGGGTTTAAGCCTTGTTTGTCAAACGCTTCGGGAGTGTAAATTCCTTGTGCTGAATAAGGTTCACACCATTGACCGAGTGGAGTGTTTAAAATATAGTTGAAATAAGGTTTTAATAACTCATTTCTAGAATTTTCAAACTTAGAATCTGAATTATGTTGTAATTTAGAAAGTATTTTATGTTTTGGGAAAGCTAATTTAAGCACTGGGAAACATTCAAATTCGGCAGGGTAGTAACCTATCTTTTCAATTAACTGATTAAACGTATCATAGAAATTACGAAGTTTAGTTTGTTCATATATAAATAAATACCGGTCAAACATAAACAAATACAAAGTAGTAAAATCAGTGTAGTGACTATATCGTACAAAGTCAATTTCCTTAGAGAGTCTAAAAACGTTTTTAGAAGAATACCAATTTTGGTCTTTATCCATTCCCAATTTGTTATATTCTTCGGAATAATTAACAATGCACCAATTACGGAAAGTGTCTTTACTATGGCTTTGTAAATAGTTAGACAAACTAACTGAATTGAAATTAATATTATTTTTAGTAGCATAATTAATCAATTGAATATTTATAAATTCTTTCCATTCTTGCAAGTGTCGAGAATAGAAGCTATAAGTTGCATATTTTGAATTATAAGATAGGTTATTAAATCTGTAGCATTTGCGGAACATGGAACGTAATGTATCTTCGGATATTCGAACACGAGACGTTGTTTTAACTCCATCTTTGTCAGTAATAACGACATTTTTCTCAATAGTTCCTCTGTCGATAAGTGCGAAAACTTCTTCTTTGCTAGCTTTGTACTCGCCAATAACAGGGTTTTTACTTTGAAGGTGGAACGGCTTTGTTTCACGGAGTTGTAAAACTTTTGGTAAGTATAAATTACCGCTAACATATTCAGCAACGTAATATGCGGTGTTTGGGTCGCAGAACTTGACGTATTTGGCGGTAAAAAAAGGATCACAGAACGGAACAAACGCATAATCGTTAAATTCTCGTCCGGTTTTATACTTTTTACCCCAACTTTCAGTGATAAAAGCTTTGATTTTAGATGCGATTTCTTTTGAATCAAAGAAAATGATGCCGTGATAATGCGGGCGCATTGTCTTGGGTCCGTACTCGCTTGCGATGAAATAACGTATTTCTTTTTCATGTTCGGGTATATTTAATTTATAAATTTTATCTCGTAAACGTTTCATAAAGTTTTGAATGTCTTTTTTACAGACATATCCAAACTGAAAATTATCAGATGAAGACAATTTTTTATTTTCGATAGTAGGTATAAATAAATCATCTTCAAATTCATAACCATAATGGCTTATACCTTTATTATTATATGGCGATGATTTACCAAACATTTCAGTTCTACCAATTGCACGGAGTTGTATTTTGCCATTTCTATCTTGGAAAACTTCCATTGTTGGAATATGCTTATTGTCGTAAGTTAATGTAAACATAACAGAAAACTCATGCTCTAATATTTCTTGCTTTACACGCTTAGACATTTTAGACGCTTTTACGTTCATGCAATACTCACATTTTTTGCATGGAACACTCTCATAATGTGAAGTATTTTTATTATAAATTATTTGAGGTTTTAAGCAACCAAATAAATTTAAATCGTAATCACGTCTTAAAAGAGTGTCGGGGTGAATTAAGCCAGACCAATCTACATTGTTCATAATAAATGACATTTATCAGTTAATTTAACTTCCGGATGTCGTGGGTCATTAGAACAAATAAAGTTCTCAAAATGACCAGAACCCGAAAAATTTACTATGCACCATGAACAATCACCACAAGTTAAAGTGTAGTTAATATTATCGTCTAAAGATGTTATAAAATCCATGTGCATATATATGAAATTTTGAATTATATTGCAAATATATACAATGGAAATAAATTACATAATTAATAGTATGTTAAATAATTAAAAATAGGTGAATTTTTATACATTTTGGAACGCTTTTAATCAAAGCATTCGTTTTTCTAGTGGCCATATGAAAAAATTCCAGCGTCGAGCTGTCATTTTTTCCATAAGGAAACAAGGGGTTAGGCGAAACTCGGAGGGTTTCGCATGTTTAAAGGCTTTTAAGGGGCGCTTTAATTCCTGCATTTCGCTTCGCTTATTCCGTCATACTGACCGCAGAGCGGTAGCGCCTTAACCGCTTCGCTTTATGGTGCTAGACGCTATGGGTCTTTTTAAAAGACCCTATGCCCAAAAAAAATAGTCCACGTTTCACAACGTAGACTAAAAAATACATAAACAATGATGATTAGTACAAATAAATTATTATTTTTGCAAATAAAACTATAATAACATAAGTATGAATG